GACTCATCTCTTAGGTATCTTCTTAATAAGATAAGGCAGTATGTTATAACTAAAGATGTTAAGTTTGTATTGGTTGATTACCTTCAATTAGTTAAGGGTATTGGGTCTTCCAGGGAACAAGAGGTTGCTGTGGTGGCTCGTGAACTTAAGAATCTAGCTAAGGAACTTAATATAACAATTGTTGCCTTATCTCAGCTAAGTAGAGGTGTAGAGAGAAGAGATGGTTGTAGGCCTAGCCTGTCCGATCTTCGTGAGAGTGGTGAGATAGAACAGGCATCTGATATTGTTATGCTTGTTTATAGACCCGAATACTATGGGATTATGACTGATGATAGTGGAAGGTCAACCGAAGGACTTGTTGATTTGATATTTGCTAAAGGTAGAAATATAGGTACTGGGACTCTACCTCTTAAGTTTAAGAAGGAATACACTAAGTTTATAGACCCTCAAGATTATACTGAGAAGTATATATCATCTAGTCCTTCAGAATCTTTTTAGTTATGGAGGTAGATTTTATTTTTATTATAGATTTTATAGTAGGGGTTATATTTATTATTTGGCTTATTGAAGAACTAATTAACTCGTTAAGATGAGAAAAGAAATATACCACGCTACAGTTCATTACAGATGGAGAACTTTAAGATTTGTAAAAGGAGTCGAGAAGCCTGCTAAGAAGTGGAAAAAATCTACTCACAGGACATGTATTACTGAGCTTGACCCTGAAAAACTACAGAATGTTAATCATTTTGTAAGGGGGTTACAGATAAAGCATAAATCAACTAACGATATACAAATAAAGATAGATAGCGTAACTGATTACGAGTTTATATGTATGTCACATGATGTTTATTAAAAGATATAGATATGAAATTATATTGTAAAAATTGTGAAAAAACAACTGAAGTTAGTAAATTTACAATGAAAGTAGTTGATAATAAGGTAATTAAACCTGAGTCAATCTGCGATTGTGGTGAACAAATGAAAGACGTTTCAGAGTACAAAGGACTTGGTGGTATTATAAAAAGACCAGGTGGTAAAGTAGGAGGTAAGATATAATGAAAGAAGAAAATCAATTAAACTTACTGCTATTACTAGCTACGTTTAAAAGCTTTAGTGAGCAGTTGTACAACCTAAAGGGTGAGCATTCAGGGCTGGTTAAAAAGAAGTTTAACATGCTAATGAACGCTGCAAGTAGTTACGAGAGAACTATAGACGAAGAGTGGTTAAAAGAAAATAAGTCTGTTATTGAAGACTTGAACGACTCAGTTACTGATTTTATTTATACACTAAGAGACGAATCCATTAAACGAAATACTAACTAAAAACAATATAGTATGGAACATGATTCAATTGAGTGGGGATGGGAAAATCAAAGCCCACTAAACATGAGAAGTCAAGAGCATATAGCTTTTTTACTTAAAAGGTACAACGAAGGTAAGCCTGAATCAGAACACGTAACAACAATGGCTCAGTTAAACAGAGCATTATTAAAAGAAGAGTCAGAAAATTTGAATAGTTAAATTAAGTTAAACAATTAAATTAAATTAAAATGGTCGTAGTAGCGATAACAGTCGTCTGCGTTATATGTATTCTTATAGCGTGGGACATGGTAAAGTATTCTCAAAAAATTAAAGAAAGTGAAAGACATAATAACAGAGTTCTTGAAACTATCAAAAAAGAAAAATCTAAGACTAAGCGTAGTCCAAAGATTTCTAAAGATCAAGTATCGAATAAACGTAAGTATAAGAGTGCTAAAAAGAAGGCTGTTGAATCTAAAGTAAAGAAAAATGCAGGAAGAAATAAGAAAAAAGTGTGATGAGATCAGGGACTTATTAATAGAAAAGAATAAGTCTTACGGCAACTCAGTTTTTGATAAAGGAGTTTTGTTTAATGTTGATCCTATGTACGCTATCCAAGCTCGTATAAATGACAAGCTTAACCGTATAAAAAGTAAGGAAACCTATATGAGTGAGAATGATCTCATGGATCTTACAGGTTATCTTATATTATTACAGGTTTATATGGACGAGGTAGATAAAAGAATGAGTGAAACTATCAAGTCTGCTGAGACATATAAAGAGGGTGAAACACCATTCACTTACGAGTGGTCTATAAATGGAGAGGATGAGACTGGAGCCCCGATTTGAAAGCCAAGAGGATAGGGAAAGAGAAGCTGAAACTCTTCGCATCCTCCTTGAAGGAAAAGATTTAACCTTTGAGCAGCTAGATAAGTACGCACCAGTAGATGCTGAGATTATAGATAATAAGACCATGAAGGTTGTATCTTTATGCTAGATTAAAACAATGTCTTTAAATATAGCTGACGTACAGAGAGCTAGGACTTCAGTTAGAAAGATACAGCATTGTCAGAAAGAAGCTCTTCAAAAAGAGTTACCTTTATGTATAGCGTGGAGATTTCTCGATGGAATTGGTTATATTTGGATGCACGAAATAACAAAAGCCACAGTTGAGTGGGGTGGCATGAGAAACCCACGACCAGGATCTATATGGGATAGGGAGCTTTTATTTTATATAGATATTGATAAACTAACAATAATTAAATTTTAGACATGAACAAGCAACAGAAAGACAGAGAACAGCAGGTTAGATTATTAAAGTTTGACTGCGAAATGAGAGCTAGAGTATTAGAGATAGCCTCAGGACTACCAACAAGTAAGAACGCTAAATCTCTTTTAGAGAACGCAGACAAGCTTGCCAAATATGTATTTGGTATGCCAGATCAGCCTAAGGAAAAGAAATAATTCGTATCTTGCGTGTTATAATACAGTTTAGTATGGCACGAAATAAATTAGCTGGTAAGATTAACGGTAAGAGCAAAAGCTCTAAGCATTACGCTAAAAACCCTAAGTCTAGAAAAAAGAAAAACGAATACGACAAAGAGTACTCTTCATCTGAAGAGAGAAAAAAGTATCGTGTTAAACTAAATCTTTTTAACAGAAAGAAGGGTAAGAAGGGTGATGGTAAAGACGCTTCTCACACAAAAAATGGTGGGCTAGTTATGGAAGGACAGTCTAAAAATAGAGCAAGGAATAGAAATAAGAAATAATTATTTTCGTAACTTGCTTTAATGCGATTTAAAAGACGAAAGGGAAAGCAGATAACTAGAGCTAAGAAGCACGTTGTAGATGGTATTACATTTGCCTCAGGGCTAGAGCTTTATTGCTACAGAGCCCTAAAGAAAGCAAAGATCCCCCACGAATATGAAGGAAAGACCTTTGAGCTTGTAGAGAAATTCAAGTTCGAGGGTCTCCTCATGGATAAGGGTAAGACAAAAGGTAAAACCACCTTTAAACAAAAGCCTGGTAACATAAGAAATATATCTTACACACCAGACTTTATTAATTTAGAAGAGGGTTTTATTATAGAAACAAAAGGTATAAGAACTCCTGAATTTAAGATGAGGTTCAAACTATTTTTAAAGTATCTTTATGATACTGATCAAAAATTAGACGTATATGTCCCATCAAATCAAAAGGAAGTTGACGCAACTGTAAACCTTATTTTAAACAGGGGTTCTTTTAAAAAATAGCTCTCCATTTTTTTTACTTATTTATAAGTTTTTTGGATTTAATTTACAGGAGAGTTTAGTACGAGAGCAAGCTGCGTGAGTGCTGCATAGTATACGAGAGTGGGCTGCGTGAGTGCTACATATTTAAATCCTAGCTTTAAGCAATACGGCTAGGTTGTTCTTGTATTCGGGGGGTTTTTGAGATTTGGTCGTCCATGCGACCCCCCAATACTTTTTTAAAATAATATAGTAATGTTACACGATAGAGATGAAGCTTTGAGAGAAGCGTTAAGAAAGTCAGACGAGTCTAGAGATAATCTTTTTGAATCTTGGATAGTAGATCTTGTAGATCCAGAAGATGAGGGCGAGTCTTGTGAAGATGGTTGTTGTGGAGATAGCTGTGAATAATGACAGATAACAAGGATAAAAAGAGACCTAAGGGTAGCATTAAGTTTAACATAACCCTATCTGAAGAACAGAAGAAGGCTAAAGAAAGTATCTTGAGCCACGCTTTTAGTTTTGTAATAGGTAAGGCTGGATCTGGTAAGACTCTTCTTGCCGTTCAAGTCGCTCTTGACATGTTCTTTAAAAGGCAGTATAGTAAGATTATAATTACTAGACCTACTATAGCTACTGAAGATAACGGTTTCCTTCCAGGTAGCGAGAAAGAAAAGCTTGAGCCTTGGCTTGTACCAATCATGTCAAACATGCGTAAGGTCTACAACAAGGCTGATAAGATTAATAGTATGGTTGAGAAAGGAGAGATAGAGCTTGTGTCCTTATCTCACTTTAGAGGTAGGACGTTTGACAACTCTGTAGTTATAGTAGACGAGTTTCAGAACTTAACTAAGGCTCAGTTTCGTATGGCTTTAGGTAGGCTAGGTAAAGATTCTATAATGATATTCTGTGGTGACAATCAGCAGATCGACCTTAAAGATCAGAACTACTCAGCAATACATGACGTTGCTAAAATAAAAGATAGTGATTTTGTATTCAAGGTTATACTAGAAGATAACCACAGGCATCAAGCTATTGATGACGTTCTTAAGCTACTTAGTGGCTACTAATCCCAGATAACATAGAAGCATATAACTCCAGCAAAGATCTGGATTTCGCTGTATGGCATAGATTCTGTTGGGGCAAATAATCTAAACCCAAACACAACCCCATTGAGTAATTGTATTCCTATTTCCATATAGCTAATATAGTAAAAAAAAAGGAGGGAACTACCCCTCCTCCTTAAACAACCAAAAAACTAATCTATGAATGCGAACAAAAAAGCAAACTGTTCCAGAATGGAACCTTAGAAAAGTACTACAAATTTAGTAATTAATTATTTAATTATATAATGTTTGTAAATTATTTAGCCTCTACGTTTATATAATCTTCTTGGTATCTAGATTTAGCTCTCTGATCTACAAGCTTTATGACTTCTTCACTAATTCTAGAGTTTCTAAATATAGCTAAAATATCATCACCCTCTATACTGTTTAGTATACCCACACCATAAACATCAACCAGACTATTAATGTAGTCGTCCATTTTAGAATCATAAGTGGATCCTTCTGGGTTAGCTGTATTTATTAACATGTCTTCATCTTTCAACACCTCGTAGCCAACTCTATCTATCATGTCTTTATAAACGTAGTAAGTTTGTATAGACATATTCTTGTTTACGTTAATCCTATTTACTCTTAATCCAAAGAAAGCTAATATTTCGTATACAGGAACTTTATCAGAATCAGCATCCATAGAATCTTTAATCCTTAAGCCTGATCTTACAAATCCAGGGCCAATTTCGCTACCAACATAAGATATAATACTGGCTATCTGCATGTGAATATCATCTGTAGGGTTATAAACTTTATTACCCTTATTGTTTATAGCATCCATCATAACTGTTAAAGTCATCTCCTGACCTAAAAAGGGTGCGTAAACTTTTTCTAATATGTCTAACATAGACTCTTTACCAATATTAGTATTGAGATCATTAAACATAAGTCTCATTATATCTTTAATATAACCAACTCCAGATACGTTAGAAAAGTTTATGTAATCAAAGTATTTATCTTTTTGTGTTTGACCCTCAGTTTGTCTAGAGTCAAGTTCACCCCTTGAGGTAAGGGCGATGTTACCAGAAGCATCCCATTCAGGCATCACAGTTCGCATCATTCTATCTTCTACTTCTTCATCATCTTCTCCAAATCCAAATCCTGCTAAAAGAGATCCTATAGCCCCACCTAATAGTTGTATTGTATACAGCTGAAGACTTTGCATTAAAGTCATTGTCGCAATAGTACCTGCAATTCTTGTAGCACCAATCTTTTTGATTTTTGAATTATTACTTCCCATCTCCTCAAATCCTAATGCTAGAGCATTTTTAGAGTTACGAACAGATTCAGCTTGGAAAGCAACGAATGAACCAACTAAAGCGTTACGACCTAGTAATCTTATAATACGAGGTACTTCGTTGTAGTTAGGATATAAGTTTCTAATATTTTTAGCAGCCATTTGCTCTGCTAGATTGACATCTAAACCAGCCTTTATGTATCTAGCTTTTTCAGACATAAAACCAAAGGCTTTCCAAACATCATCCTCCTTTTGATATAGACTCATAAGTCTGTCATCAATTTTTTTAATCTTTCCTTTAGCTCCTCTACTTAACTTAGCCATTCTTTTAGCCACATATCCTCTTCCTTCATCTAAGTATTCTGATAAGTCAAAGTTACTATCGTATACATC